GGAGGAGGAACAGGAGGAGGAACAGGAGGAGGAAAAGAGGGACGTAGACCGGCTAGGTAAGCATCGACCAAAAAAGGCCAAGCTTCAAGACGCCATCACACTCGAAGAACTGCAAGAAATGAAGGAAGATGATTTGGTTGACCTTGCCGAGTCCAAGGGGATAGAAATCCCCGACGACGTGGAATTTGATGCCCTGCCGGATTTCGTTGAATGGTTGGCCAAAAAGTTAGGCCTCAGCGCAGAGAAGAAGCCAAGCGGAGCAACTGACTACCGGCAACGGCTGCGCGCACTACGCACCAAGTAGGCCATCATGGCACGCCGTCAACTGTTGCTAAAGAGAAGGCCCGCCAACACTGGCGGGCTTTACTTCTCGTCAACCAAAACCAACATCGATTTCATTTCAAGCGGCTGCGCAGTACTTGATTGCGTCCTAGGTGGCGGTTGGCCCCTAGGGCGCATCGTCAACGTTGTTGGCGACAAATCGACTGGCAAAACTCTGCTTGCGATGGAGGCGATTGCTAACGCGTTCATCACATATCCCAGCATCGAAGCGCACTATATCGAAGCGGAATCCGCCTTCGATCCAGAATATGCCCGTGCGTTAGGAATACCCATCGATGCCGTTAATATGGCTGACTGTGCAACGGTGGAAGAGTTTTGTACCTACATAGAAGAACTGAAGGAGACCGATACCCCCAAGCTGGTAATCCTCGATTGCTTGGATGCCATCACTACACGAAAAGAACTTGAGCAAAAAATCGGCGCACCCAGCTACCATGCAGACAAGGCGGCGATGCTCAGCGAATTTTTCAGGCGCCAAACAAAGCACATCCGCGCAAGTAATTGCTGTGTGATGATTGTCTCGCAAGTACGTGACGCTATCGGTATTACATTTGGCGAGCGCAACCGGCGCAGCGGTGGCCGTGCCCTCGATTTCTACGCCTCGCAGGTTTTGTGGTTATCACACACTCAGACAATTATGAGGACGATTAACAAGGTATCGAGGCCTGTAAGCATCCGAATCAAAGCGAAGTGCAAAAAGAACAAAATAGGATTGCCCTTCCGGGAGTGTGAATTCCTAATCCTCTTTGGCTACGGAATCAACGATGCCGCAGCATCGATAGACTTTCTTAAGAACGTGGGTGTGCCAGTACCCGCCGCAGCAAAGGACAAAGCAGTATTACGCGCAGCGGTAACAGCTGCTTGGAATGAAATCGAGGCCGCCTTTATTCCAACTGAGAGGAAATATTAATGCACGTCGCATTCATGCTCAGGATAGGCACCTGGATGCTAAACAACCGGGGACTTTGGCATCTAATCAAGGTATATGGTGCCAGTGGCAAATATACTTGGATGGATTGGAGACGCGTCTTATGAGGCCCGGTGGCGGCAAACTCAAGGGCGGCGCCTTTGAGCGGCACGTATGCAAACAGCTATCATTGTGGATATCGCAGGGTGCGCGGGAGGACATCTTCTGGCGTTCTGCGATGAGCGGCGGCCGGGCAACAGTGCGCAACCGCAGGGGCCAGAAGACCCAAAATCAATGGGGCGATGTTACCGCACTTGCCCATACTCCTGAAGATGGCCCCTCACTTACCGACCTTTTCATTATCGAATGCAAGCATATCAATAACGCTGGCTTGCTTAATTCGCTCATCAATCTAAGCACGACAGCGCCGTTAGCGACGCATTGGCAAAAACTGACCGCCCTGTGTGATTCGGTTGGCCGGATGCCCATGTTAATCATTAAGCAGAACCGGATTAAAACCCTCGTATGCCTCTGTCCTAAAGGCAAGGATAAACTGATGCGGTTTGCGGGCCACCATGTCCATTCCGATTTCCTCAATATGTACATTTTTCCATCGGATTATTTTTTTGATTGGGCAGTCATACCAAAATGACCTTATTGGTGGCAACAGATTTACATCTGACTAGCCGTGCAATTGATGGCTCCCATTGGCTGGTATTCTTCCACCTTGAGGTATTGGCGCGTGCTGTGCAAGCTGAGCGCATTTACTTCCTAGGTGACCTCACCGACGCCAAAGACTACCACAGCAGCGAACTTGTTAATCGGCTCGTCGATGCTATGGTGTTGCTAAGCCGCCAATGTCCCATCGTCATTGTGCCTGGTAACCATGACAGCATTAACCCTGAGTGCCCCTATTTCAGTTTCATGCAGCACCTACCGAACATTGATTTTTGTACCCGCCCACGCCTCATGCAGGAATCAATCGGCTCAGTGCTGTTATTACCCCACACAAAGGACCCAACACAGGATTGGGATGCAGTCACCCTAAAGGCCGCTGATTATATTTTTATGCATGCGACGATACGTGGCGCAACCGCAGAAAACGGCTACCAGCTCGACGCAGCATTAACACGCTCGTGGTTGGAATCAAGAACAAAGGCCCAGATATTCTCGGGTGATGTGCACATAGCGCAAACACTGGGAAGAATCACCTATATAGGCACCCCCTATCAAGTGAAGTTTAGCCATAACAAACAGTGTGGACGTGTATTAGTCCTAAGAAAGAACAAGGCTGAGTACATTGAACTGCCCGAATTTCCCCAGCGCCGCATCGTAGATATAACAAAGGTTGACGAGTTGGAAAAGCTTGACCTGAAAAAGAACGACCAAATCAAGGTACGCTTGAAGTTACCGCCCGCCGAATTTTGCGATTGGCAGCGCTACAAAAAGGACATCATCGAGCGCTGTACCGCCAAGCAGTGGATGTTATGTAGCGTCGAAGTGCTGCGCGTCGAATCCAACAAGCGACTACGATTACGCACAGCCGCAGGCAAACACGTTACCCATGAGTCGCAACTGGTTGAGTATTGCAAACGGCATTCAATTCCTGATGCACTCAGCTCATTGGGTCTCGATTTCCTACGCCAGATAGAGAAATCCTAAACGTTTTAAATCGCTTCAGAGCATTTTTAGTGCTTGCGAGCGCAGTTGCACGACCACCAGCAGCAAAACAGAGCGTGAGCGCAATGGCAAAGCTACAGCTAAAGGAACTAACAGTCTCTTACTTCAAGTCTTTCGGGCGGCAACAATCTATCGACTTTGAGCATCTTTCCTATGGCTTATACCACTTGACGGGCGTCAATCACGCAGAGCCAGAATTAGGTGCTAATGGTATCGGCAAGTCATCCCTATTAGAAGCAATCCATTGGGCGCTATTTGGCGAAAGCACCGTCAGCGGGATTAGAAATCCACAACTAAAAAATTGGTCTGCGGCAAAGCCGCCGCGGGTGGTCCTCAAATTCACTCTTGACGGCGCAGAGCACCGCATCGAACGCGTAGCAAGTGAAATCACCCTTGATGGTGAAATTGTCGACCAAGAATCGGTCGACAGGCTTCTGAACTTCCCAAGCGATGCGTTCACCGCAATCACTTACCACGCACAATTCGCGCCCACATTCGCTGACCTGAAGCCAGCCCAGCAAATGGAGGCCTTCTCTGCGGCCCTGAACCTACAAACCTGGGAACATGCAAGCTACAACGCAGGACGTCAGGCCTCAATCCATGAGAGCGAACAAACAAGCAAGCAGCTCGTGTTAGCCCAAGCAATAGGCAAGCTTGAGCAATTAGAAGTTGAAATGGGCGGATGTGAGCGGCGCATGCAACAGCATGACAACAACGCAAAGCGCCAGCACACTGAACTTGCCACACAACTAAAGCAACTATTAAAGGACGCCCCAGCCAATCGAGACAAAGAACTGAACCAAGCAGAGCGGGCACTTATTGCCCTGCGGCAAGAATACACCAAGCGCTGTGAGTTGCGGGCAGTGCTAGCAGAAAAGGCTGCACACTATGACAACCACCCGCGAAAGTGCCCGACATGCGGGCGCCCGTGGGCCCTTAATAATAAGGCGGAACTTGGTGTAGCAAGACAAAAGCTGGCTGAAATAAACGCAGAGGTAAGCAGAGCTAAAAAGGACATAGACAGGGCGCAATCAGCAATCACAGCACTGCACCAACACGCTCAAGACGTAGTGCGCCATCAAGCACACGTCGAACAGCTCAGAAGCGATTTAAATCAGCCCCAGACGAACCCCTACAAAAGCCAACTTGCCACGTTGCGCAAAACCATATTGACGCTCAAGCATGAAACGATAACGCCGCTTAAGGCCGCGGTCGCTGAATGTGCTCGCGCACAAGAGGCCGCCCTATTCTGGGCAAAGCACTTCAAGCTGTTGCGCCTGTCGTTGATTGAAGCGAGCCTTGCCCAGCTACAGTCGGCTACCAATCGCTACCTATACGATTTGGGCTTGCTCGACTGGACTGTTACCTTTGAAGTCGAGCGGGAGACAACAACAAAAAACATCGCTAGGAATTTCTACGTCACTGTCAATGCACCCCACGTGCAACGAGCGGTACCCTGGGGCGTGTGGAGCGGCGGCGAAGCCCAACGCCTACGCATTGCTTTAGCCCTCGGGTTCGCTGAGCTCGTCAGCGCATGCTTGGGCTACTCGTGTAATGTCGAGTTGTGGGATGAGCCAACTACATGGTTATCAATAGAAGGCAGAGAGCGCTTGTTATCGTGCTTAGCAGAACGGGCGCGTGATGAGCAACGCATTATCATTGTTGCTGACCACCGCGCCCTTGATTTTGGCGGCTTCACAGGCACAATATCGCTAACCAAAAACGAACATACCCAACTTACTGTACGACCACTAGCTTGAAAAGGAGGATGAAATGAAAAATACCCAAGTAGGCAGGCTTGCATTCAGAAAGGAGGGAAAATACTGGAATTGTTATTACGCCTTACCCAACACCATGAAGAACGCCCTGCATTTAGGAAGTGTTCAATTGCAATATGTGGAAGACCCTGTAATAAAGGATATGTTTATGGAACTAATGCGCTCGATAGCTCACCGTACCATCAAAGAGGCTCTTGGCGTCTCACTTGAATGGGGTGGCGCACAAACAGCGCCCGAATGTGAACGCTCTGGCCATGATTGACTATTGCACTGTCACTGTCTTGAGTCCAGTCGGCTGGTTGTAGGCCGTAACGGTAACAATATCCTTATCAAGGACTAGGGTGCCTCCGTTCTGAGTTACTGCGGCCCACGTACGCGGCTCAGTCGAGCGGGTTCCATCGAGACGGCCGCCGTTCAACGTAACCCCAGTATTCGCATTGCCTCCTGACTTGATGTGATTATCAAGCACCTCGCCGCCATTCACCTGCAATGCCGTCGTAGTAAAGTCGCCCTCTATTAACAAATTGCCGCCGTTCACTTCGATGCCAGTAACCGTGGCAGCTGCTTGCAAGAGATTGTTGCCTCCGTTCTGGTCGTAGTTCGTTAGCGTGACGCCATCGCCGACAAACACCCGCGTGCTTGTTGATGGGTCACTGACGCTCAACTTGTTAAGGATCGAAGTCTCGCCAGGGGCGTCAACTCCGATACCGAAGCCGCCAGGGGCGCTGCGGATATAAACATCAGATGCCGTATCGTTACATAGATACCTAAAGACCGGTTGGTTAGCATCGATGCTCGCTGCCGCCGTATTGTGTACGAGCAGCTTGGGCGCCCCTGCATCCGTGTTGTTGATTTTAACGCGAGCAGCACCGGCCGCAAGGGCGGGTGAGAAGTTTACACCCCATTCAATCAAGTCAATCGGGGCCTTGAAGTAGTGCGGACGGTACTCACTAACTTGCGTTGTCGAATACGTCCTACCGTCAGCACTAATGGCAAATTGGTTGCGGTCAAGACCAAACCTACCCGTGAATGATTGATAGCCAACAAGTTCAACGAGGTCAAGCGTGCTTTGGTCGAGGTCCCAGCAGATATCGGTAGCAAGGTCCTTGAGGAGTACCGTGTCACCATCAGCGGGCACAGCTCCATCAGACCAGTTATCCGCAGAACCCCAGTGATTTGGTCCTGCTGAGGTGGTTGCGGTCGTGAAGTCAGTTACCGTACCTGTGCCAGCACCCGTCTTAGTAAGCGCCGCGGTGAATGGACATCCTGAAATATCAGCAGTCCCACGAACCACCCCTGAGCCGGGAGCCGACCAAGTAACGGCAGCGAAGTATGGATGGGTTGAAGCATTTGCCGCGGCAACCAAGTCGATTGCCGTTTGGTTGGCGCTTGTATTGCCAGGCACCGACACCGCCTTGGTAAAAGGACTGATACCCACCGTTAAGATAAAGGTATTGTTTGCGGGCGTTGCGTCAACCGAATTGATGGTGGCATTTGAAATCTGCGCCACTTTCGTTGCATTGCCGGTGTAGTATTTGGTAGCCATTAATTTTCTCCTCTAAACTTGCAATCCGCCTAAGTTCAATATTGCATCAACTTGTAGGCCGGAATCAACGCCTGAACAAGACCCATTAAATTGTTGCCACTGGGCACCTGTCCATTCAACGAAGTTCTTAAACCCAGTTACATCCGCGGTATCAGTATCGATATCGTAGCCAGCACGGTTGAATGACCCGCCAATAAGTAGGCTCGTACCCCAGGACTCAAATGATGTGACGGTGCCCTCATCGAGCGCAGCTGTATCGTAAAGGCCAACACGCGGCGGTGTGCCAAGCGCAGTTGCAGTTCCGGTAGTCACCACAGCGATGCTGTTAAGCCGGTCGCCGTAGCTACCAAACCCATCGCGATACGCGAGACCATAATTCCCGCCAAAGTAGATTTTTCCTCCATGAAAAATAATTGCGCGTCCGTTCTGATTCATGACCGCTGGGTCGGGGTCCGCGGGCGAGCCATCAACTGAGCCGCCTAAGCCAGTAAATGAATCGGCAGGTGTCCAGGTATAAGCACTAGAAAAATCCACCCCGTCCATTGATACGCTTAAATCCTTGATGCCATAAAACGAGCCAACACCATTGGGGTGCAACCACAGCACCCCCGCTCCGCCTGACCAGTCTTTCGTTGTTACCGTCCAGGAGCCATCGCCGGACCCGTAGGCTAAAAAATCGAAGCGGCTGCCGCTACGTGATATCGCAATGCCAACGCCGTCAGAGCAAACCTCGAGGACGCCAGCCCACCCAGAGGGCATCGTCACAGCACTCCAGGTTGCGCCATCGAAGCGGCGCAATTCAGTTGAGCGTGCCACATAGAGGTAGTCGCCCAACACGGCCAGCTTATTCGCGAATCCAACAGGTGCCCCGGTATCTACCCAAGCACTGCCATTCCACTTTCTCACACATTGCAAGGAGGCAGTACCACCACAAGCGTAAAGCTCATCATTGAAGATTGCAAAATCCACTGGGACAAAACTTGTTCCTGGATTACCGAGTGCTGACCATACGCCAGTTGCCTTACGGAAAATAGCAACACGATTAACCGAGATACCGTTAAACGTAGCAAAATCACCGCCAACCACGATGTCACCTGCCAAATCAGCGCTGCCGCGGGCATGCAATGCGGACTCTATAAATGCGCCTAGTGGTGATTGATCGAAGCTATCGAAGGTGCTTACCATCACTGCGCCTTTTTCGCCCATGCGCGGCCATCGACGTTCAAGTCAAGCCAACCAACCGCAACATCAACATTATCCACAGTGCGAGTAACACTCGTGCCGCCTACGATGTTGCTGGCTGCATAGATAATGTCGCCCTCAAGGTAACTAGGAACAATCACCTGGGTTTCGGTATCCGCCCCAAGAGTTGCAACCCGCTCGCTTGCTGATGTGTACGTGTAGGTGGTACTGCCGCGTTCATCTATCTCACGCAGTTGGTAGGGTTTTGCAACGGCAATGTCCTCTGCCGATTCCACCCCATCGATAAGCTGGCGGCAAATTAGGTAATCTGATGCAACGCTCTGCACAGCAAACTGTGCGATAGTGTTCTGTGCTTGACCGCGGGAGGCCACCTGACGGGGCCCAGCAGTGCCGCTCGTCAAAGCGTCGAGCGTCTTGGCCATCTGGTTTAGTTTGGTCGCGGTGAGTGGGTCGCCGCGCCGCCACTTCTCGACACGCCGCGTTACGTTCTGCCGTGAGTTGGTGGGCGGTGAAGGCATTACGGCAAGTTCAGGGTAGAAAAATCTATTTCAGGATACACCCGCGCAACCAATATACCATTAGCTGTGCGGCCGCTGCCCGGCAGCACCACCTGTTCGTGGGGCTGGCCTGTGCCCTCATCGATGTAAACCAACTGGGCATCCCACAGCTCACGCGCTAACTGTAGTTCATACTCGACATCCCAGCCCGTCTCTAAGTCGCGGAAGTTCCCCTCGATTCGTGTCATCAACCACGCCCTGGGAGGTTGGCTATAGAGATAGCCAGAATTTACCTTACCAACAAAATTCAGGGCCTTCTGGAAGGGGCTGTACTTCTCTCTGCGTGAAATCCTAATAACGGGCAGCGGCACTTGCACATCAACCGTTGCCAACTGCTTTTTAACCGTTATCGCTTGCTGGCCCGCTGAATCTGTACTGCGTATGTCAATCGACACCTCAAGCGGATTATTGTCTTTGTCTCGCTGCCTGGACACTGACTGCAATGTTGCACCCACAGTGATAGAGCCGCTCTGTTCGCCCGTGCCACCTGTCGTGCTATCAGGCGAAGATTCAGTGATGGAAGGTGGGCGATAAGTGCAAGAAATCTCCGCGCTAGTAGGGCCCTGCGGAGCAACATTTATCTCCTGCACCCGTAATGCGGTATCGTCTGGATGCGGGTCGCCGTACCTCGGCAACCGAGTGTCCTTCAGCGCAGTCAGTAGCCGGCCTGAAGCGCTGCCAGTAATTTCCGTCAGATAAAAAACACGGGTTACCTCTACGCCATTGGCCCCTTGCTTGGCAGATGAACCCTCAACACGTTCTGAAATTAGCATTCCTATTTTCCTTTTACGCTGCAACAGCAACCGTACTTGAAGTTTTACGACCAAGCACGACGAGCTGAGCAAGCAACGCGTTGGTTACTTTCAATTGAGGGTCAGTGACTTCTTGCTTAGCCCGTTGTGAGGCCACCACGATGTCCTTAAAACTTACCTGGCGGGCTTGGCCCTCAAGCCTGATTTGCTCAATCTCAGCAAGGCCGGCTTCTCGTGCTTGCCTGAATGCGTCGACCACTGCGCGTTCAAATGTCGTTGGGTCTATAACACCCGAGAGGCGCAATGCCTTTAATTTAATCAGCTCAGCAGTGAAGGCCTCAACCGGCGTCCGTGTCTGTTCAAATAGGCGCTTACCCTCCTCCAGTTGTTTTTTCTGCATCTCCATTGCACTGATATTCTGTAGTGCGGCGGCCGCCTGTTCCAATTGACTGCCTGTCGCACCCTTCAGACTCAATTTATACAGTTCAACTTGGGTACGGGCCTTGCCAAAAGTGAGGGCTTCGAGTTCCAATCCTTTGATGAGTTCATCTATCTGCGCCCCAGCCATGCTCGCAGACTCACTAATCCCCTCAGCAAGGACGTCATTCGCCGCGAGCATCCCACCGCCCGCAGTTGTGCCACCACCCGCAGCCTGCCCCCACAATTTATCGAATGCTGTTCCAACGTCAGCAACGTCGGATTTTATGTCGCGTAGTGGGTCTAAGAAGGCGTTTGCAATGTCACCAAAACCCTTGCCCTGGAATATCGCCATCAACCCTTCTATTGGCGAGCGCAATATATCGCCCACAATCTCAAAGCTATTCTTTATCGCGACGACGCCAATCACCATGGCCTTAAGCGCTTGTGTAATGCCGTCGAAGGCCAGGCGAACCGCGTCACTTTGCGCTGCACCCTCAGCAAGTCCTTTAACCATCTCTGACAGTGGGGTCAGCAACGGCAGGACGGCCTTGGTCAGCAATCCCCTGGTCACCAATTGCAATTCGGCCATGCGGTCGCCAAACTCATCGGCCGCGCGGCCTGCATTATCGCTGAGTGATATGCCCAATGAAGTAAAGCGTGCCTCTAGTTTAGCGATTCCTGCCGCGCCTTCATTCAGCAGGGGCAGTAAGTCGGTGCCCGACCGCCCAAAGAATTTTACCGCTAACGCGGTTTCTCGCACACCAGGAGGCATCGCCTTGAAGCGTTCGGCAAGGTCACGCAGTAGTTGGGTCTGTGTCTTCGTGCGGCCTTGCGTGTCGGTGATAGATACGCCTACATCAGCAAATGTTGCACGAGCCTCACGCATGCCACTTACCGCATCAAAGGCGACGCGCGCCATCCTGCGCATGCCGATTGCTAATGCTTCTGTCGTTACCTCTGACTGCTCAGCGGCAAAAGACAGTGCCTGGAATTCTGGGACAGTCAGGCCTAATTTCTGTGCCTGCTTTGCGGTTTGCTCTACGGCCCCGGCTATGTTGATTACGCTACCGACAATCTGCTGGCCAACAAATCCTGTAGCGAGTGTAGCAAAGCCCGTGCGTGCAGTTGCGATGAAGCCACCAACGCTGGACCGAGCTTGGTCCATGCCCGACAGGAAATTACTAAGTCGGGCAGTCAGACCAAAGCTAAGATTAGCGACAGCCATTAGGGCAGTACCGCCTTAGCGGCCATGAAGGCCTGCTTGAATAGTGCTTTCATTTGACGCCAGGATTGCTTCGGTTGGATTTTAGGGAAAAAGTCCTTGGGTTTAGTCCATGCACCCTTACGCAAACGGCCCGAGAAGTTGGCGACCGTTGATGCAACCATCGCATGGCGCCAGTTCTCGATGTCATAACCGAATGGCTCAACGTTCGCATAGAGCATCCATTGACGGAATTGTGTAGCTGAGATTGCGGCCAGCATCTTCTCAACGTCCACATGCCCGAGGGCGAGTGCGAGCCTATGAGCGAAAAGTAAATGCGGCCGCAACCTCATTTTTTTGTTTCGTCCTCCTCGCCCTCAGCGGTCGCCTTGAACCCATTCACTTCCAAGGCAATCTCCGCCAGCTCATTCAGCTCCTTAAACGTAAGCTGTTTTACAACCGCATCAAGGCCCTCGAAGTAAGGAACCATTACGCCTTCGCCACTATCCCTGTAAGCACATCGGTTGACCAGGTCACCTAGTAAAGCAGTGCGT